AGCCGTTGCAGCTAAGACTGCACGCGGCGTTTCTGCTGTTTCAGCGGCGGCGTCTACGTCAGCCTCTTCGCTAGTTACGCGGAACACATCCGCAGGCGTTTCAGCCTCCTCATCCGCAGCGTCTTCCGCTGTCGTTGTTAAGCTGGCGGCGTCTGGTGCGTCCTCCGCGTCCACGGCGTCATCGTCCGCTCTTGTTGTAAAGGACGGAGTTGCACTATCAGCTTCGGCTTCTTCGGCAACCGCGAACGCTGAGAAAGAGCAACGCTTCAGCGCAACTATCTCCGCTTCGGGCAGCATGGCCACGATTGGTGTGCGCCGAGCGTCTGCATCGCTGACTGCGGCTGCACAGCTAACGGTCACATCCAGCGGCCAGCGTGTGCGCGAGAGCGCGGCAACATCTAATGCCGCTGCGACATCAACTGCGTCTGCTGTATTCGATGCGGCTGGGGCATCGACAATCGCTGGTGTGTCTGCTATAGCTACAAGTGCAGCGGCGACCTATGCGGGCGCTTCTATCGTTGCAGCTTCCTCCACAACTTTGTGCAACGGCCAAATTACTGCGGGGGCAAGTCCTGCGGCAATTAGCGGTTCTGCAATTTTAAGCATTAAGGCACGATATAAATGGATTACAGCAGCCGAGCCTACGACAACTTGGGTTCAAGCTGATCACTTAGAGAGGGCAGCATAATGGCTGATACAACAACTACAACCTATGGTTTAGTAAAACCGGAGGTAGGCGCAAGCGAGGACACATGGGGGACTAAGTCCAACACCAACCTCGACACCATCGACAACCTGTTTGACGGGACGACGGCGATTGCGCCGAACCTGTCAACGCTAAAGGTCGGCGGCACCGCTGTGACGGCATCAGCCGCCGAGTTAAACTACGTCGATGGTGTGACTTCTAACATTCAGACGCAGTTAAACAATGCGGCGTCTACACTGGCCGATCTGGGCGTCACTGCCTCGACCGCCGAAGTAAACAAGATGGATGGCGTGACTGCATCCACAGCCGAGATAAACTACGTTGACGGCGTGACTAGCAACATCCAGACGCAGCTAAACGCAAAGGGCGTAGGCGACATCACGGGCGTGACTGCTGGAACAAACCTGACGGGCGGCGGCACCAGCGGCGGTGTTACAGTAAACTTGACTGCATCTCCAAATATCACGTCTTTAAGTGTTGGAAGTTCTGAAGTCATTAGCTCTGGTCGCCAGCTTAAAAACATTGCATCTGTGGATGCTACTACAGTGGCGGCATTTGGTGCTGCTGGTGTTGGTGGTACAAACTATGCCACGACAACATATACCAGTAGCTCTCATAGCAGATACAGCGGGTACGACACCTACTACGGCACCCAAAAGACCCAAGGTGGCCTGATAGACCAAGCACCAGTAGCGGCTGGCGTGGCTTGGACCCAAACTCTTTCAGGAAATTCGGCAGGCTGGCTTAAAATTACTATCGATTACAGCAAGATTAATCTGCACCGCACTAACGGCTACTATACTGGTATAGTACAAGTTCTGTTGTACAGGCCCGCAACCACCGATTGGCAGGCTCTGGTTTATACACCCTTCCATCAGGGACTAAATGGCAGTGCTAATATGAATGACCCTACTGGGATAACAGTGCACCCACCGCTTGCGTTTGACTATTACCCATCAGGTACTCAACTAATAGTAACACACGGCAGCTCCTATAACGGTGGTGGGACGCAATATGGAGGCGTAAGTCTTGATGCAGGTTTTGCATCTATAGAATACCTAAAGATAGTGTAGCAGACTATCTAAGCGCAGACATTTAAAGGAGAAATAATATGACCCCAGAAGAAACGGGTATACACCAACACTTCAGCAATGAGGTTCGCCAAGATCGTGACAACCTTATCGCCTCGACAGACGTATGGGCCTTGTCAGACCGTACCATGACAGCAGAGCAGACAGCATATCGTCAGGCTCTACGTGACATCAGTAGTCAGGATGGCTTTCCAGAAAACATTACATGGCCGACTAAGCCGTAAAGCACACCGCCTGCGCCACACGACTGCGCAGGCGGCACCCATTATCCGTTTGGGTTGCTGATTTGAAGCGGAGTGTGCTATAGTCCCTTCAGATTAACACCTTGAGGACGATATGCCATTAATTCCCCTTGACTTGCCTGCTGGTGTTTTTCGCAACGGCACTGACCTTCAATCGCAAGGACGCTGGCGCGACGCCAACTTGGTTCGATGGACCGAGGGCACGATCCGCCCGTTTCGCGGCTGGCGCAAGCGCTCAGACACCGCAGCGGACGCTAAGATCAGGGGCATGATTGCGTGGCCAGACAATGTCGGCGACCGTCACATTGTCGGCGGAACGTATAACAAACTTTATGCTTGGAACTCCGCAGGCACCCGCGTAGACATTACTCCCGCTGGGTTCAGCACAGGCCGTGAGGACGCTGCGGCATTCACTGGGTACGGCGGCAACTTCTACGGAAATTACGCTTACGGCGTGGCGCGTCCAGACACAGCCCGCATTCTACCTGCTACAACGTGGTCAATGAGCAACTTTGGGCAAAACCTCATCGCATGCTCACAAGACGACGGCAAGGTTTACGAGTGGAACCCGACTGTCGGCGGTGCGGCGGCTGTTCTGACAAATGCCCCTACCGGCAACAAGGCCATCATTGTCACAGAAGAGCGTTTTCTCATGTGTTTGGGGGCTGGGGGAGACCCGCGAAAGGTTCAGTGGAGCGACCGCGAGAACAACAACTTGTGGGCACCCGCTGCCACGAATGAGGCTGGTGACTTGCAGCTAAACACGTCTGGCATAATTATGTCGGGGCTAAATGTTAGAGGCCAGACGCTGATCCTGACATCGACAGATGCACATGCTGCCAACTATATTGGACCCCCGTATGTTTATGGGATTGAAAGGGTCGGAACGAGCTGCGGCCTAGTGGCACCCAAAGCTGCGGCTGTCGTTGACGTCGGCGCGTTCTGGATGGGCACGCACAGCTTCTTTGGCTACTCAGGCGGCGCTGCGCAGGAAATCAAGTGCGACGTTGCAGACTACATATTCAGCGACATCAACCGCGCACAGATCAGCAAGACCTTCGCTGTGGCCAACTCAACGTATGGCGAAATATTCTGGTTCTACCCGTCCAGCGGATCGACAGAAAACGACCGCTACGTTGTCTACAACTACGTCGAGGGCACTTGGTACACCGGAGACCTCGCACGCACATCCGGCGTTGATCACGGCGCGTTTCCGTTGCCAATCTGGGCAGACGCAGACGACAAGAAAATTTACGAGCATGAAGTCGGCTTCGATTACGGCTCACTGACGCCATTCGCGGAAACCGGCCCCATCATTATCGGCACGGGCGAGGCGGTCGCGTCGGTCACGCAGATGCTGCCAGACGAGCGCACACAGGGAGACGTTACGGCAACATTCAAGACGCGCTTCTATCCCAACGGGACCGAGCGCAGCTATGGGCCGTTTGATATGTCCAACCCCGTATCAATGCGGTTCACTGGCCGACAGATACGCATGCGGATTTCCGGCGCTAGACTGGCTGACTGGCGTGTGGGCATCAACCGCATCGACGTCGTCCAAGGCGGCAAACGATGACGCAGCAATATCGCGCACCAGAGCCATCAGGCAATGACTGGCAAACTTGGGCGCGCAGGCTTACGCAATACCTTGCCCAAGTACGTTCGACACTCGTACAGCAGACAGGCGACGAAAGCGCTGCTGACGATGCCACGCTGATGTGGGATCGCGAGAACCTGTGGCCCGTAGTTTCACGTTCTGGCGAGTGGCGTCAGGTCGTGCTGGCAAACGGCGTTGCCCACCTTGAGATTACATCCGACGTGACAGCCTCCTCGGCCAATACAGCCTACCCGCTGACGTTTTCCGTTATGACTGGAAGCGTTGGCGTTACGCTCGGCACGCCGGCATCTCGGATTGTTTTCACTGAGGGCGGCGCGTACACGCTGAGTTTTACGGCGCAAACGCACTCATCTTCAGGCTCTACGGTCAACTTCTGGTTCTGGCCAAAATTGAACGGAGTAGACATTGCTGATAGCGCGATGCAAAACACGCTACATCAAAACAACGCGACAATGATTATATCCCGCACTCAAATATTCAACGTAAACGCTGGGGACTATCTTGAGGCGTATTGGGCCACAGACCGCACTAATGGCAGCTTGCAGCACCACGCGGCTAACGCATTTGCGCCAGCTACACCTGCGGCTACGTTGGCCATATCTAGGGTGAACGCA